TTCCTCTAATACCTGTGCCTCAGGTAAATTGATATTGGGAGTTTTTATGATGTAAGTAGCATCGGTTGGAGCAAGGTTTAACCGGACTTCTATCGGTCTGTTTGCTGCATCCCCTTGCCAGACTCTTCCATCAGTTAAGGAGGGTAGATTTGCAATATTTATAGTTTGCCGTGCTTCCGGCACGTTATTTAAACCGCCCATTAATAACTGATTCTGGGCAATCGTAGCAGCTACGATTGCCCCGGTTCCTGTGCTACTCGTCTGCATCCATGAACCGCTAGGGAGATTTGAGAGAAATTGTGAGCCGGGCATTAATGTTTGCAGTACCGTATTACCTTTTCCGAGAATAAAATTAGCACTAAAGAACCTGAAATTAATTAGGGCAATATCTCCCTCTAACACTAATAGGGCAGTAGATTCTTCCGGTCTATTGCTATCTGTGCCGTGCCAGATTTTACCTCCTGAAATAACAATCGGGTTAGTCGGATCAAGAGGATTAGGTACATTAATACTTGTAGTTCCTAAGTTTGGTAGGTTATCAATGGTAATGGTTTGCTGCGGTGTTGCAATATTTGAGCTATTGCCTATGAATAATTGACCTGAGGGGAGGGCGGTACTTAAATAATCTTCTCCGGGGACGGCAATTTGTATAACTCCGTCTTTGTTTTTCATTAAGCCGTTATTTAATTGATTTAAAGCTTGAGCGTTTGGAAGATCGATACTTGGTTGCTGCAAGATATATGTCGCATCCTTTGGTGCTGATCCCCCGCCGGCATCTATAAATGATAGAATACCATTGCCGTTTGTTGCTAGTACCTGCCCATCAGTTCCATCCTGCAGCGGTAATCTCCAGATGGTGTTTTGAGTTAAATTACCGGCAGTAAAACCGACATAATAATCATTAAAGGGATTACTCCACTTTAGCCTATTAGTAATAATATCTTCACTATTAGTGATATTGGCAGAGTTAATGTTGCTTGCATATATTGTATAAAGCTCAGCAGTACCGCCGGTAATAACAGGAGACAAAATACTTTCAAAACTAGCTTCTTTTGCATATAAATAGTTAATTGGAGTAAGTCCTTCACCTCTATTAGCTAGTGCTATAAAAGCTGCCTTTTCCCTATCAAAACCCGGATTAAAATTATTAGCCATTACTTTAGAACTTAATTTGATGCAATGATTCTAAACGCTCTCGTGCGTCTATATTGCTAACACTCTGACCGGCAAAATCAGGTAAAACAGGGGGTATATCATCACTTGTAAAGTTGATATTTTCTAAAATAACAGGAGAACTATTACCGATTGCCTCAGGGCCTTGCGGGGTCTCTATCCCAAAGGGGCGAGGATTCTGCAGGGCTTTTGGATCACCTTTTATTTGCGGTGGTCTATTCTGCTCGTTTGGCTCATCAACAAAAGGGCGGCCGACTATTGCCCCTGTCCAGACTAACTGATTCCCGCGCCATTCATATTGCTTAACTAGATCAGACCTGCTAAAAGGAAACCCTGAATAATCGCAAGTTCCAATAGGTTCAATTACGTCCTTTCTAACGTAATCTCCCATTTGTGTATTTACAGGGATAACTTTTAAACTAGTTGCCATATACCTCCAGTTTAAGCGGTACTTCCGTCGTATTATTAATTACTGCCGGACTCAGCGTTTCCTGATATCTCATTTTTAAACCTTCTTCTTTTTCAGGAGCATATTGTGCTGCTAGCATGCTGGCTAACCCATATATTAGAGGAGTATAAAAATATGCCGGAATATCAATGCCTTGCGTGTAATTCTCTAGCGTTTCTATACTGCTTTGACCGCTATACATTATTAGATTGTACGCAAGGGAAGCAGTTTGCCATATATACAGAGATGGAGTCCGCTGGTAATCAACATAGTAAATGGTAGGTCTACCGATTTGCGATTTATTTGGATACGATAGATATTCATATCTGGATACCTCGCTCATGGTAGTATCCTGTAACTGGTTGTTAAAATAGACTTCTGAGATATCAAGGATAGCTCCTCCTGTTTCCTGTATCTGATAATATGGACACAAAGCTAAATTATCTTCCAGCAGAAACCACTGCGTAATACCTTTTTTATATAAGGTTTTAGGAATAGTCTTAGCATAATAAATCGTTTGATAATCGCTGCTCTGGCCAGAAAGTGTTAAGCTATACTCCCTATCTACATTTGATTGTACACCTAGAATTTTGATCACTTGGGGAGTAGAATAAGCATAACCTATTAAGCCGTTTACTTGGTCTTGAGTACAAGCAGTATTAGGATTACCGTCAAAAGCATAAGCTGCCACTCCTCCATATCCTCCGTTATTAGGCACTCCACCAAAATTCTGTCTTACGTTGCTTCTTAAGAATACTTGAAATACTTTAGTAATGTTGCTTGGCAAAGGGTAGGATACTTGCCCCGGAGTTAAGAAAACAGGATTTAGTTTTAATGTCCATAAGTTAACATTGGAGTTAGTCCAATCGCTTAAAATAAAATTGATAATATTAAGTGCTGAATTATATTGCTCGGCAGTTACCATGCTCAGAGGCATACCGATTAACTCATAAGCTTTTCTGATAATCAGCTCTCCTTTTATGCTATTAAAACTATAACTTCCACTACTTGCCGGCATTTTACTTTCCTCTTTACTTACAATTGCAGGAATTGAATTTTAAGAACCGAGCCATTATTATTAGGGCCAATTTTAATGAGTAAATTGGAAGCTAAAGAATTATACTGTAGTAATGCAGATGCCTTAGCAGCAGCGGCTGGAGCTGCAAAATTACCATTAGCGGCAGACGTTAAGTCATCATATTTCCCTAGGCCTAAGTTATTTTTTAGTGATAAAAATACCTGATAAGTAGCAGGGTTAGCTGTTGCTGCTACGATATTTAAGGCATAGCTTATAGAAGAAGTATTGGTCTTAGCGGTATTTAATAGAATCATTGGAAAATACCCAACAGAAGCAACGCCGACTTGAACGGTAGAGCCTGTAGTACCGGTTGGAATTATCTGCAGTAATGTATCAAAGCAGTTGACGCTTGTAACTGTTGCATTATTTGGTCCTGCTAAAGTTTCACTAATAAAAATCCCATTCTGATAACCGGTAATAAGAAAATTAATACCGGAAAGATTGGCAGCTGAATTAAGCGTAATTCTTGGAACAATGCCAAAATCATCAACAAAGTTAACTGTTTTTGTAGTTTTGTTAACATAAAAACCATTTAACAGTAGCGGAGTATTTGCAGTTAGTCCTTGGAAGAGTGATATTCCATTTGCTACGGGAGCAGGCCAATTGTATTCATAAAATTGAGACATAATTTCTCCTTTTATTTATATTGTAGGAAGCACTAGCTAATTTAGTTAGTGCCTCTTTCTTTAAACAGATTCTTAAAGCTTATTTATAAAGTTTTAAGCTGTTGACCCTTGTGCGCCGATTACCCCAAGAGGAGTAAACATGCCAAAAGAATAACGACCTGATGCAAGCACTGACATAGTTTCAGTTACAGGATCAGTTGTTACGTTAACTTTAAGAGGCCGTCTTACGAAATGCTTACGAGTTCCCTTAACATTAGTTAATCCAAACCAGTTGCTAGGACTTGTTAAGAAATGGCTTACTTCGTAACCTTGCGGAATAGCCTTCATGTTATAAAGTGCATTTATGTCGTTATTAGCCGTTCCTGTTCTAAATACAGACTCAAGTAACCTGCAACCCGAGAACATTAAGTCCTGTGGAAGTAGCAACCTCTCAATTTGAGCATTAATTAGCAGTCCTGCCTGATCTTTCATTTTACCCGCTAGTATTACTGCCTGCTCAACGCCTGCTTCACTAAAGTCGACATTAACATTCACACCGTTATATGCCCCGACGCGGTTAGAATAAACACCGCCGTCATAAGGCTGAGAACCGGAGCAGAGAGGTTGTCCGTTACTTTGCGCAGCTGCTGCGTTAAATGCCTGGTTAAAAGGATTCATTGCTACTACTTCTCTGGTTTGTTCATAAGAAGTAGTAAGCGATTTTGTACCGTTAAAGAACTGATCGGCATAAAGATCATCTTCCATGGCAATATTGGTAATCTGAAAACCGAGAGCAAATTCTCGGTGGACAAATTCATAAATAAACCTCTCAGCCATGCTATCCATTTTAATAGGAGCACCTTGAGTTTTCTCAAGAGCGTAACCTGTTCCTCTAATATCAACCATCCTTTCGGTATGTTTGACAGAATTAGCCTGTTCATAGATTTTGGTATATTCCCCCTTAAACCGATCATACTGAGACTTTACCTCATAAAGACCTGGCCAAAGCAGACTTGGAATATCACCGGTTGTTATAATAGACATAATTAATTACCTTTATTTTTATTTTTAGTTTTCTTATATTGATTCTCCCCTGTAGCAGATGTTTTTTTCTTCTTCTTTTTGGGTAGATATAATCCTTCCTTTAAAAGAGACGGTATATTGCCGCTTGTTATTATAGACATAATCTTATACTCCTATGCTCCGGCTGTTGGGCCTGCTACGCCGCTTGATCCGTACATATGCTTGTTAAACTTAACTAGTAGGTTAGTAAACGGCATATTACTACCTGGTACTAATCCTGTAGGATTTGCGTTACCGGTAATGACTGGATCAATGCCAATAATTTTTACGTCTAAAGTAGCTGTAGTAGCCGAGTAAGTTGAACCGTCGAGATAGTAAACAGAACCATATACGTTGCTACCGGTACGTGGGTTTTGGCCACCAGCTATAGCAGTAGCATCCGTGAAGGTTATTCCTGCCACTGATAAATTGGCATTAAGACCGAGCCCGGTTGCTAAAAAAGTAATCCCTGTAGCAGCTGCTAGAGAACTTGATACCTGCACTCTAAATACCGCCATTGGATCGTCATTAACATATGCAATAATAGGTGTGCCGGCTTTTACCGCTCTACCACCAGGCCAGTAATCAGATTCAACCAGTATACCGGTATTTGCATCAGTATAAGCACAGCTTATGAACACACCAAGGAAAGCGTCAGCATCTGCTGCTGCAACGGCTTGCACCTGTGTTCCGTTTGTTGGAGCTGATAACTTTTGTGGTGCTATTGTTCCTGCCATGACAGCAAGGCCTGGGGCACTTACAAATTTAATTGGATCACCTTGAAAAATACTGTTTGGCTGCGTGGTTAAGCCATCAGCGGATGCATAAATAAAGTATTGACCTAGTTTTTGTGTTCCGCCGTTTCCTATTTGAGACTGAACCACTTCCAAACCATAAGGTCTATTAATGCCGTTAGACATAATTTCCTCATATATTGTTAATTATTAAAAAACGTAAATATTTTAAATTTAAAAAAAGATAAGCTAATTCAAGCTCAGGAGACCTTTTAACGTCTAGTTATGACGATAAACTTTGATTATAGATAAGTTTCAAAACTAGCCTTTTTGTGTCTTGCGATGACAGAGGTAACTTTTAAGAAAAGATTTAGCTACAAACTACGCCTTTTAACGTCTAGCAATGACGGAAACCTTTTTAAGCCCGGTCATGACTTTTTTTTCTACCTAATTATATTATAGCAAAAGGACTACTGCTTTTGCAAATCGTACTAAAATTGCATCTCTATTAACTACCAAATATCACCACGGATACGCCATCAAGTACGGGGAGTAAATTACCAAGCGTATCGGTTGTAAAAATAATTACCTCCGTCGCTGATCTAGACCTAAAAAACACCTGAAACGGTGCTATTACCTCCGTTCCGCGTGCTAATGCTGGTAACACTAAATAATTACCATCAGGAAAAGGAGTAGCAAACGTTATAACATATGACCCTTGCGCTCCGCTAACCGAGGCTATATTAAAGCTGCTCTCTATCTGGATATTATTAGTCGGGGCATTATTATCGTAAAAGAAACAATAAGCTTTAGCAGTAGCAGGATTTATAATCTTCCCCGGTATAGTCATATTACCGATGCTATCAATTTGAGTACTGTTTAAATTAATTACCCCATCATCTACAGTAGCTAGGTTAATATCCTGATCTCCAATGGCCGTAGTAATGGTATTTACCGAGATTAAGAGATTACCGACGTTAATA